CATAATGCGAATTATAATAAGGCCTTATCTCTAATGGTTCCGTGCATTGTTGCATAATTACAGAACATATCTGTATGGTTAATAAAAATTTCATATTTAATTTACTTCTTTGTTACTACAATGATACCCAACAACGATCTCACCTTTGAAAGTATGAAAGTAATGATTTTGCCTAGGCATTGGATATTTTCTCTCGTGTGTGATTACGTTCTTATTCCAAAACTCTGCACAAGTATCATCAAACAATTCTATCTTAATCAAATCACCGCTAGATAAAATTAAAGCTATAACTAAACCTTTATAGCTTGCTATCGACTCAAACACCTTGTCCTCTACTCTTCTTCCTTTTAGAAACTCGTTTGTTAAAAGATTTTGCGTGTCTACCTGGTCGTTTTTTTGGAAATTCTTTTATAAAAGTTATTGCACCGATTCCAGATTTTTTTTTAGCCATCGTCCTTTAAGATAAACTGATCATTTTTTTTAGCTAATTTAATGTACTTAATTACACCATTAACTTTTTGTTCAACATCATATCCGCAATTAATACATCTGTAAAAATTATCATGTAGATTAATTAGCAACACCTTTTCTTCACACTCGGGGCATTCTCCATTAACTATTTCAGTAGTCCATTGCATTATGTTATAAGACTTAAATACACGATTGTTAGCATTAAAGCAATAATTACATAATTCATTATTTTGCCTTTATAATTTTACCTATTGTAGTAGATCCATCAGAATTATACTCCATTTCTGCTTCCACTTCTCCACACATAAACCTTTTATTATCCATAGATATATTTCTTTCAGCTTCTCTTTTGTGTTTAAGACAGTCTGATATTGAGTCTTGGATTCTATGCTCAACTAACTGTCCATTAATGAATAGACAAAGAGCTATGACTGCTTGTAGCATTAAACAAATTTTCCTTTGTTAGGCCCTTTTTTGATCATATATTTAGATGTACCGTTAGCGCCTATTTCTACTTCCTTACGAAGTATTTTAAATAATTTTATTTCTTTTTTAGAATCTGATGATTCTTGAGCATACTTAATACTTTTGTACTGATTTATTTTATCTCTGTCAGACATTATTTCATCCTCCAATATTCAGTTATTTGTTTCCACTCACATTCAAAGTCTTCGCAAGTATAATCATATTCCTGGAAGGTCCCTGCGTTAATGCCCGTTTCCATTGCCATTACTAAATTTAATATCTCTTGTTGCGTCTTTAAGCTTTTCAACATCTTTTTTTAACTTTTCAATATCACCTCTTGCTGCTTCCAGCATAACTTTAACGTGTAAATTTTCATCTAACAACTGTTGTTGTTTTTCAGTATCTTCGGCCAGGGCTTCTAACAAAAAGAATTGTTCTTTGTCAACAGGTACTTGATCTGCTTTTTTAAGTAAGTCAGCTTCCATTAACTGAAGTCTTGTCTCTAAAGTATTAATGGTATTAGTCATACCAATGTACATATAGACTGCAAAACCTGCACCAGCAATGATCATTCCAATCGTTTTAAGATCAGTTTTTACAGAAGTTTCTTCAGTTATCTTTGACATAAGTTATTTATAAAAACCATCAAATAACCAATCGATGTATTTTTTCCAAAATTTTTTTATCCAATAAATTGGATTTAATTTTTTCATAATTAAAACCTTCTATTGACATGATAAGCATTCCTCGCCATCATTACTTGGGTTATCGCATTCACAAACTCCACACGTACAAGGGCCGTATACATCTGCATGCATTTCTGTTTTACAGTGACATCTACACTGACATTTTTTACATCTATTTATATTTTCTTTTATATCCATAGCCTTTTTCCCTGTTTCCCCATCTTAATTGCCACGCCCATACATTTAATTTAGATGAGTATTTTTCAATTATATTTAATATTTTATCTATCATAATTTATCCGGGTGGTTTAGTCTCCCTCACCACCCTATCTTATTAGCGCTATAAGAATTACTTTTTGTCTTTTATATCGTAGAACATTTTATCTGTATCATCTGTCATGAATCCAGAATTTTCAACATTCCATTCCGTAGTTTGCACCGTATAATCAGGTATATTTCCTCCAGTAGTAAAACTACTAATATGCCAAAGAATACGATTGTTAGGTTGAGCAGCAAAATTGCCGTTAGCGAGTTCCAAAATATGAGCGCACTTATGCTCTTGAGGAATCTCGGAATGTTCAACATCCAGGATGTTACTGTCCGGATGAGCCCAGTCAATTGTAAACAAATATTTTCCATTGTAAAGTTTTTTGTCTCTACCAAAATATTTACATTTTTCCCCTACTAAATAATCAAAGCAAGTAATAGAAGGATAATAACTAAAACAATTCCACAATTCCAATTCGTGTGCTTGCATATCGGGCACTTCGGTTCTAGAAAATCTTTTTTGGAAAAACGCTGATATAGGCAATCTCCAGTAGCACGCACCATTTGGAAGTAGTGTGTGAAAGAGGATAGGTTTCCCCGGAATGCTTGCCATACCGAAGATAACACAGTCTTCACTTTCTTTATTGTGTTTGGGATCAAGATCGTAAAGATATTCTCTACGAATTTGACAATATATTGGTGGTGTATTCGCATTTAAATAACTCATTCATTATTTTATTTCGCCCCAATTGTCTCCTTGTTCATAGTCAACTTTATTTGGGACTTCTAATTTAACTGCTGATTCCATAATAGTAATTATTTCTTCAGCTTTTTGTACAGATTCAATAGAAATATCTACTTCATCATGAATTTGTATATGAGGTATTATACCATTTTCATATAATGCTACCATACTTTTTTTAGTCATATCTGCGGCACTTCCTTGAATTAATTTATTTAATGCTTTGTATGTAAAAGCACGTTTTAAAGGTTCATCATATTCTTTTCTAGCTTGTTCTAATGGTAATGGTTTAAAAACACCAAATTGAACAGGTTGCCATAAATCAAAATGACACGCTCTACCTAATAAAGTTCTAATCTTTCCTCTATCATTTGCTTTTCTAGATACATTTTCCATAAGCTGTTTAACAAATGGAGCTTTAGTGTGATATTGTTTAATAAGTTTTTCTGCTGATTCTTTCATCAATCCTAATTCAGCCATTAATTTATTTTTACCCATACCATACATCAAACCTAAATTAATTGTTTTGGCTTGTTTACGTTCTATGCCTGCCATATCAGCAACAACCTGGTGAAAGTCTGCGTCGCCTTTTTGATATGCTTCTACTATTCCATCTACACCTTCTAAATTTTGTAGTTTAGCATAATGCACTAAAATTCTAGGTTCTTGTTGTGAATAATCAAATGAACCCCATTTACATTTATCTTCAGGAATAAAAATAGATCTAATCATTGGTCCTAGTTCAGGATGTCTCGCAGGAATTTGTTGAAGATTAGGATTAGACATTGAAAATCTTCCAGTCACAGTTCCACCATCATCTGATCTAATTTGATTTATGTCTGCATGTATCCTACCATTGACAGCGTGTTTAGTAATAGAATCTATAAAAGTCGTGTGTGCTTTATTTAATTCTCTTGCTTCTGCTATTGCTTGTGGCAATTCATGTGGATGATTTTGTAAAAAGTTTTTTGTGAAACTAGGTTCATTACTTTTTTCTGTTCTATCATATGGAAGTTTTAACTTATCAAAAGCTTTTGCAATTGATCTAGCTGCCATAATTTCTACATCTATACCAGTTAAATCTTTAATTTTTTTAATTAAAGTCTCTTCCCTTTTAATTAAATTTTGTTTAATATGTTGTGCTTTTTCTAAATCAACTTTTACTCCCTTGAATCTCATATCAACTAAACAAGGAAACAATCTAGTTTCTAAACTAAATATATCTGTTAGTTCTTGATTATATATTTCTATTTCTAATCTCTTCCAAAGTTTTAATGTTGCCTCTGCGTCACGTTCTGCATATTGACCTACAAACATTGCAGGCAATCTCCACATATCTGCTTTAGGATCTACTCCATATTCTTTTGCCGCCTCAATTAAAATCTTTTCATCCTTACCCATACCAATATAAAATTTAGCTAATGAGTTTAATTGGTAACTCATTCTATTTTCATCAATAAGAGAAGCTGCAATCATAGTGTCAACTATCTTACCTTTGATAGATAACCCATTTGATCTTAACCAACATACGTCATACATAGCATTATGGAAGATAAATGTAGTATTTTCCTGGTTGAATAGCTCTTGAAGCCACGCAAACACCAGTTTTTTATCCATATTCCCGCCTTGCTCATGATGTACCGGATAATAGCCTGACCAGCCCTCTACGGCCACCGCAATGCCTGCTATATGACCATTCTTAACCACGTTCCCCGATCCAAGCTCTTTTAACTGCGGATCATAAGTTTCTAAATCGATAGCAATTTCTTTAGCGCCGCGAAGATCTTTTAGTTCTTCTGGCATCACCCATTCTGTTTCAGGAGTAAATAAAGGTATTTGTGTATTTCTCATTTTAAACTCCACCAAATTAGAATGGCTGGAATTACAAAGTGCTCAAATATTTCATACAATGCTAAAAACATTAGTAGAAATGTAAACCATAAACTTGTCTTTGATCTTTTAGCAACATAAGTAAATAACTTAAAATGCCAACTTGTTATTTTATCTGTTACTTGTAGTATTTTGCTTCTTATTTTTGGTTTTTTCATTATGTTTTCCTTTCATTTTTTTGTAACATTGTTTGCAAAAATATAAATAATCAAAAGCAATGTTTCGTTTTTCACATATAATACAGTTCATCTCATTAGACATAAAATTTATGAGTAATCTCTCTCAAGAATCATTTCTAAATAATGTATAGCTTTCTTTATATCCTCTTCTCTTCCCTTTTTAGAATGTCTACAAATATATTTAATAGCACTCCCCTCCGCGAAAAGCAACTTGTTTTCATTTATAAAATATGCTGGTTGAATTTTCATACTATAATGTTTTCCGCCTATTTGTTTTTCTAAAGAATCATATGTTGTTTCTTTAAACATATTTTTGTCTGTCATTTTTTTTCTCCTTTTTTATGATGAAATACTTCGTACCACGTATCACATTCATCACATTGATACATACTAACAATGTCATATTCTGAATCAGGAAATGTATCTTCCGTATCAAAATCATTGTTCCATCTAACCTTAAAGTTACAATAAAAACATTTCATTTTCTTTTTTTTCCTTCCCTTATTTTTCCATTTTTATCTACATAAATCATATTTATAATCTTTGTAAATTTTTTATTACGTCTTGTTCTTGCAATTCGACATCCTTTCTTTGGTCCACTTAATCTAAAATTTTCAGATTTAACTTCCCAACATTCTGTTTGTCCTGTGACTGGATCAAAAGTAATCATATCTACTGTCCCAGTATCTTGACAAGAATCAAACACATCTAGTCCTTTTTCTATAAAATAACATATAGCTCTTTTTTCTGACAAAGTTCCTCTTCTATTTTTATTCATATTATATAAGCTCGATCAAAATTTTTTGGATCTACAATATGTAATTCACGCTTCGCTCTCGTCGCACCTGTGTAAAACAAACGATGTAATTCATCAGGATCATTACTAAATGTTTCAAGAGCCGCACTTGTTAAATCTTGTAGTAATAAAACCTTATCAGCTTCTCCTCCTTTTGCTCCATGTATAGTTGACATTATTATTCTAGGGTTCTTATTTATTTGCTCACCATTAGCACGCATATTACGAATATAGTTTTCAGTAATAGTATCTAACCCTTCAAAAGATTCGTACCAAACTTTATCAATGAGAAGTCCGTGTTTTTCCATACATTCTTTTAATGTATATTTATGTTCAGAATGCAAAAGTTTTCCTTTTCTAAAACCAGGTAGTACATTTGCTCCAAGATATTCATAGATGTTTTTTATTTCTATGTGTCCTAATTTTTCTCCTTTACGCCAATGTTCCCAGTTATTTAAAGCTAATAATAATTTTAAAGATACAGAGTTTTGATTTTTATATTGATAGTACCAACCTCTTAATTGACATAATTCTTTTACATTATCTAAAAAATAATTAGCTGATGATAAAACTAACCAATTTCCTTCTGACATATTTACTTGTGTAACGTCAGAATATCTTTTTAAAATACCTACTTCTTGCCTTGGTTTATATTCTTTAACGTATCTATTTTGAACTTTACTTATAATGCTTTGTGATAATTCATGTATGGGTCCACCAGGTATACGATAGGATTGATCTAGTACCTGTATGTTATTTACTTCTTCTTTTAAAGCAATGAAATGATCTACATCTGCACCTGCCCATTTAAATATAGCTTGATCATCATCACCAGCTATGTAAGTTTTTTTAGAATGATTCCATAAAGAACGTACTAATTCCCATTGTATTAAAGATAAATCTTGCGCTTCATCTATAAATAAAACTTCAAAGTTTTCTTTCTTTTCTTTTAATATGACTTCTTCTAATAGATCAGTAAAATCTTTTTTACTAGTTTCTTGTTTGTATCTTTTTAATTCTTCAGCAATTAAAAACA